TTATCCGATTAGGAAGTTAGGTGGTAATTCATACTCTGATTGCATTCTTGCTTCAATGTCTTCTATCTCTGTTTTGCCTTCCTCATACATTTTCTCTCCATTGAGAGATACTCCACCAGGAAGTTGCACACCATTAAATTTGATTAGATTTTGACCCCACTGCTTTTTGATTTGAGCGGTGACATAACGCTTTAAGAAGCTATCATTGTATATCTTAGCGTGGTCATTTGGATTGAGTGCTCTGTAGCATTCGATGACAATCCATCTGTCCTTTGCAATATACTTTGGCTCATAGTCGATATACAAACGATTCTGACGTTTGGTATATCTCAACTGAATCATAGCACCAGTATTTAAAACCATATCAAGTGTTTCGAGATATGATTTAGTCATGTAGTAGTTTAAAATATCTAATGACCCAAATGCATATAAATCATTAAGAAACATCTGATATTCAATACCAAATAAGTCACCACGAATTGTGGAAGCAACAAATGAGAATAATCTTTCTACGCCAATCACATGGTCTGGCACTTCTAGATAATTGTTGCGCTCTTCCCAGGGGTCACCGTTAGGACCAGTTGTAGTTGTATTACTTGTTTGGAATCTATTTACATCTGCTTGAGTAAATTTATGCTTGAGAAACATTTTCTCAACACCATCAAAATGTCTATCATTAAAATACTGCAAAGACATGTCAATGATGTCTTCAATCTGATCATCATCGACATTTATTTCTAGAATTGGAGCTCCCAGCCTACGGAGACAATATTCTTTCAATTCCTCTCGCGTTGCTGGTTGAGATTTGGACATGAATATACAGAGACCCTTCTTATGTATTTATTCTAAGAATATATTAAAAGAAATTGATATCCTGTCTTCTGCTGATTTATTTTCTTCTACTTCATGCTCAATCCAAGATGGAAAAAACAATAATAAATTTTTTTCTGGTTTTATGGTTTGGTAACTATAACCACCAAAATAATATTTTGTATCTGGCATATCTTGAATCATGTGTCCCCTTGGGTCATGAAATTTAATCAGTCCAGAATTGTGTGGCACTTGAAGATAATATGTGCCAGATAATATTATTGAAGTATTGACATGAGAATGTCTCATGTTAGTAGCACCAGGACCATTTATATTAATCCAAGAATATATTCTATGCTTGGGAAATGGGTTATTAGTTTTTGGAATATTATTTTCTATCTCAAAAAATAATTCTTTATCCAAAAAATTTCTTTTTTGTATTCCATTAATAGACGATCTATTACTTGATTCTGTATTATCACAAAATTCTTTCACTCTCATCAGAAGTTGATTGGTATCTATATTCAAAAAAGAATGCCATATAGGAGTAGAGAAAAAATTATTCATACATCTACCATAATATTAAAAGCAATGCTGATTCTTTTTTCTTTTGATTTATTTGGCTCGACAGAATGCTCTAACCAAGAAGGAAACATCATCATAAAATTTTCTTCTGGTTCGTAGTAATGATAGATATTGCCATCATTATAATAAATCATGTCTTTTGTTTTCAACAAAATAGAAGGTCTTGGATCATATAATCTAATTTGACCACTATTTTCTGGCACCTTCACATAAAATACTCCACTCATAAATGTGCCAGAAAGAGGATCGTGATGATGTCTTTCGTTGTAATCACCATAACCATTCACATTTACCCATGAAAATATAGTAACATTTTCTATTGGTTTATCTTCTATGATTGGCAAGGAATGTGCTATTTCCTCAAATAATTCTTTATCATAAAAATTATGACCTTGATATCCACCAATATTAGATTTATGAGTTGATTCCATCTCTGTAGTATGATTTAAACATTTTTTTTCTAAACGTTTCAAATCAATACTACAATTTTTTTTATAGACTGGGGTTGAAAATAAATCTTGTTTAATCATAATAACACAGATAAAAATAAAGAGTCACTTGAATAGTCTGAATTTTTTAAAAGATAATTCATTCCTTCGTTTGTTATCATATCAAATCCAAGAGAATATCTAGTGTCGTCCAACAAAGTATCAACTTTGTGGGGAAGATATGACGGAAATAAAGTTATTCTTCCTTGTTTGTTTTCTATAGAAATACAATCTATGTTTGGATACAAATATGGGATTTGAAAATCAGTAGTAGTTTTGTTGTCAGTTAATATAATGTTACCACTTAAATAAGAATTTTGATGTATTGCGTGATTATGAATTGGTAAATCTTTTCCCTTTTTCTGTGGGAAAATCCAACCTCTAATCCATATTTCTTTAGATGTATTTAAATCTAAAACATTTAAAAATTTTAAATAAGATTTTTTTATGTCATTTTTTAATTCTACTACTTCTGGATATTCCCAAGAAAAAACATTATAATGTTGCCACTGCTCATTTTTATATAGATGCTCTTTGGATAAAACAATTTTTAAAAAAGAGGATATTAAATTAATATCTAAATCTTCTATCCATAAAGAAACATCCCATTCTGGAGCAAAGTAATTATTTTTTTCTTCTGATTTCCACCTAAACCAATTTGGATTTTTTGTATCCACTTGATAGGTGTTTTGCATCACAATTCAATCCAATGAGATTTTTTCTCTTCAAAAATATCTTCGTTAAGTACTGTTTCCGTAATGATATCAAAAGCAACTGTAATTCTTACTTGGTCATCTTCTACTTCATCTGTATAATGCTCTACCCAATTAGGGAATAGGGTAATTTTACCCATATCATTATTAGACGAGTGAATGAATTCTGTTATAGGATTGATGTAATGGGTTTTAGTTTTTCTTGCACTTACTGTAATCTGACCACCCATGTATGCATACTCACTAGTCCAATGGCGATGAGGAAGTATACGCTCCCCTTTTCTCATAACATTAGCCCAACATTGCACATACAATTTTTCACTATTTTCTAAATCAATTGCTTTAAGAAAATTGTCATGTGCAGTTTTTATAATATTTTTTAATTCTTTTCCACTTTCCCAATTCAATAGATTGTAAGAATCAGATCTGGATGTCAAACTATTTTCCCCAAGACCAGTGCCCCAATCTGCTGTATATTCTGTAGATTCTATAATGTCTTTTTCTTTATTTAAAATTTCTTCTTTTAAATTATTACATGTAGAATTTAATTCTTTGAAAGATTCTGAAATATAATCTTCAAATACGAAGTAATTCCATTCGGGAGAAAATAAAGTTTTCTTCTCGTTATTTTTAAAGTGAAATAATTTCATGAGTTTTAGTCCAATTGAATACTATAATGTCAGAATTTTCATCAAAGAAAAATTGAGGCAATTGTTTCTTTGGAAATATATTAATTTTTGTATTGAATAAAAATAAATCTCCTTCGTTTAAACATATTTTTTTATCATCAAAGATAATGTAAGATTTATTAGATTTATTCAAATAGACTGTGCAAAAATCAACTGATGATTCTTTTTTAATTATTGTTGATACAGAATGCAACTCTGTGAGTAAATTAAATTCTTGTTTAAACATTTCTTGCTGCATCTCTGCCGAAATGTTTTCCTCAACAAAAGAAGGAAAATGATATACTTTTGTTGGGTTGATTAATTGCATTATCAAAAATAATTAAAATTAATATTTACTCTATAACGAGCATCAGTACAAGTTGTGCTTTGATGTGGAATAGAAGGATCAAATAACAATAAACGATTTTGTTTTGACTCTACTCTTACGTCTCCATTTAAAATGGTAAACCCATCATTGTCATTTACATAATATATAGCACCTTTATGGGAGTATGGATAATCAGTGTGTTGGGAATGAATGTGTAAAAATTCTGTGCGAGGATATAAATTTGCTTTTACTCTAATCAAAGCTTTGATATCCATTTTTTGCATAATATGTTGTATCCAAGTGAAATCATTACTTTTGACAGTATAATCTGCATAGTATAAATGTGTCATGTAAAATAACAAATTATCATCTATACTTTCGCTACCACTGATATCATTCTGCAAATACCAGTTAGTATATTGACTAGTCAATAAAACATCATGAATAGTATTTGATAAATCTTTTGGTAAAAAATTATCTATAATTTTATAGTCCATTGTAGTAATCCTCTGTAATTAATGATTTTTTATCGTATCCATACCACAATGAAATGGTATATCTATTTCCTTTTATAACATTCATAACAGCATGTTTGTGTTCGTTGCCGTCAAAATATACTGTTCTTCCTGTTAATGGTTGCACAGAAACACCATCAATAACTGTTTGTCCTCCAATGTAATCATCATTTAAATATGTTATTGACGCAGCTGTAGTATTTTCGTTGGTAGTATCAAAATGAAATTTTTTTGATGCGCCAGGGGGATACTTCACAATTTCTATTTCCTGTAGTGATTTAAATCTACTATCTATAGATACAAAAGAAATAATTTCCTTCACACAATTTCTCAATAATTTATATTTTGTGGGATTTAAATATTCATGAAATCCATAATTAACGGACATCACTCTAGTCTCATCCCACACAGTAGTATATATTAAATTATTTTCAAAAAAATCTATTAAAGATTTGAATTTTTTCGTTTCTTTTATTTGAGAAATGTATATCATGATTATTTAAATGGCATTCCTAAATGCCAAGAAACTAAACTATATCGAATACCTTGGGTTACTGGTGTAACTTGATGATACACAAACGAAGGAAACACAATCACTGATCCTTGTTTCCTAATTTGATTGCATGTTTTTATTAATCCATGTCCAAAATCAAATTCTAATTCTCCGCCCTCATAATCATTTGGGTCTGATAAACTAATTATAGCCGATAGTTTTCTTATTTTGCCTTCTTTTTCTTTATCTACGTAAGGACTTGATTGTTGATCGGCGTGCCATCCATAGTATTGTCCTGGATTATATTTTGTAAATTGCATTTCTTCAGTATAATCCCACTCAAAATTCCATCCAGAAGAAATGTTTGCTTCATGAACATATTCTTGAACTAAAGAAAATAACCATTTTTCTTGTATATCTATCCAAGAAACATTTGAGTTTCTTAATGCAAGAAGATTATTTTTTTCTTCGGTTGATAATTCATCTGGATTTCTCCCTTGGGTGAAACCAACAGATCCTAATTTATCGTTTTTAGACAATCCAATTTTGATTATCTTTTCGCAAGTTGGAATTGGTATTGCTTTTTCCCAAAACCAATAATAATCTTTTAATATCATTAAAGCACACCTTCGATATTCACTTGGTCGTAATCAATTTCTGAAGTGTAATAAGTATACCATCCAGTAATAATATATTTAGTTTCGCTTGGAGAAGTGATTCCTCGATGTGTATGTGTCCAATCAACAGGCCATATTAACGTTTTGCCTTTTCTTGGTTTTACTTTTATATTTTGATAATAGAATTCTGTTTCTCCACCATCCTCTACATCATTTAAATATGTCATCCAAACTAAATGTCTAGTGCCAGTAATACCAACACCGACAGTCTTTTCAGTATGCCATCCATGAAATCCTTGACCTGGATAATATCTTTGTATATTAAAACAAGTATTAAGTCCCCAAGTCCATTGTTTAATGGTTGAGAACTTATACTTTTCTTTATATTTTTCACATACTTTTTCTAACTCTTGTAAATATCCTACAATACAAGGGTTGTCATTCTTTGGGTTGATTACCAAATCAGTTGAATCTTTTGATTTGGTATCAATACCAGCACCAGTTTTCCCAATGATTTTTCTATCAGAAGATTCAAAATATTCTATTAAAGAATCGCAAACATCAGAATTATCTATGTAATCTTCATAGATAAAAGAATTATTAAAATTTTCATTCATATCAAAAAATTAATTATGTGGAATTTCTCCTGCCTCAATCTGTGCTGATTGAATTTCCTGAGATCTTTGAGATTCTGGTCTTATCCAAGTGCAAGTGTCTGGATCTAAAATAGTAGTATCATTTGGTTTTGGAGGTATAAATGCATCTCTAATAGGATCCCATGAAAATCCTATTCCTGCATAATTTTTCCTCAAAGGAGTGCCTCCATTCCGATGAACTCCTAACTTTGTATTGTAAGAAGTTTGAATCCAATAATACTCATCTGTAAAATATTGATTCAAATAATCAATACCACGTTGTTCTACTTCGTTACCATTTTCATCAAGCATCACTTGATCACCTAAAACGATAACGTCAACAACCACATTTGAATTTTTGTCTACTTTAGCAAAATGTGCCATTGATAATTATCCTCTAGTTATTTGTATTTATATCTAATAATTACAACGCCATGACCGCCACTTCCACCAATTTCTGGGTTTCTTGGGTCTTGGTCACATGATCCACCACCACCGCCACCTGTACCTGCGACGCCAGGATTTCCGCTAGCAGTGTCTGCTAAACCCCCTGCACCACCACCAAATA